ACATCTGCCAACCAACACGCTGTTCATTGTGCTGACGCTGTTTAATCTCAGGCTCTGACAACTGCTCATTCAAATATGCAGCACGCGATAGCGCCCACTTGATGCACTCTTGCTTGACATCATCAAGGTCTACAAAGGCTTTGTACCTATTGTGGATGGTCTGTGCTACCGATGGTGCTATGTCATATATGGATGGGTGTAGTTCAGTCACTATCTATCCTTTGCTGAGCGATAGCATAATATTCTGCATCCATTTCAATACCTATAAAGTTTCGATTTAATTCTTTACAGGCTAAACCTGTTGTACCTGAACCCATAAACGGGTCTACTATCGTGTAGTCAGGTGGCAAGATACCAACAATTCTTTTCATAACTTCCAAAGGCATCTGGCAAGGGTGAGCAGTTTTATCTTTAGATACGTTTTTAACTTGGTTAATCTCCCACCAGTCATACAGTCTTGCTATCTTACCATCGGCAATTCTTTGCATAATTCTTTTGTCTGTAGGATTTTTATATGGCTGTCCGTATTGTTTGAAGTCTGGCTTAATACCAAAGAAGGCTATGTCTCTGTGCTGTTTTGCTGTATTAGAATTGTAAACCCAACTTACAACTTTGTCTGGAAATTCACCAACCTGGAAGGCTATCTTGTATATTTCTTCAGGGTAATGAATAACCACAAAAGGGGCATATTGAAATACAGAAGCAAGCATTTCATAATACTCTTCTGAATCCATATTATCTTTGTAGGTATTGTAATGATAACCAACATTAAAAGGTGGGTCAGTTACAATTACAAACTTTTTTTCTTTTACTTTTATTTTAGGAAGTTCTTCTAAGGCATCGCCTAGTATAAGTTCTTGTTCAGTCACAGTCAGGTAGCACCAAATCTATAGTGTGCTGGATGTTTAATAGTTTGATAGCAAGGAAGTCTATGTAGTTGCTAGCATCTGCCAGCTCTTCAATCAGTTCTTTAATGGTATCGCCAGTAGTAAAGGACTCGAACTTCTGCCCTTGTGCTATCGCATACTGGTCTGCACCCACACCACGCACACGGCTAGCACGCAGGGATGCAAAGGATTCAATGAAAGATGTAAGGTCATCAGTTGATACACCAGCAGCACGGTATCCAACTACTGCAAGATGGTCTACTAACGGGTTCGGGTTGGACATATTAGTAGCGTCTCCTCTTCTTCGTTGATCTGCAAGATGTGAAAGCCCATAGTATGCAAAGTTAGTATCATCTGTTGCCATTCACTCTTATCCATTCTGCTCTCCTACTAGCAAAGCTCTCGTTGCATCAGCACCATAGGCTAAGTAGTAGTCGTTAATGTCCATATTAGGTGGTAATGTTACTATTACTCCGTTCAATACCTCTTGCTGAACACGCTTACTAAAGTCTGCTCCTGGGTTAGAGCCATCTTCCTTCACATCGTTATCGCCCACAATGAATACACTGTCATAGCCGTTCAGTAACTTAGCAAAGTGTGGCTTCCAAGCCTGTACTCCAGGGACACCCACTGCAGGGATACCAAGGACACCGCTAGTAATGACTGTATCTAACTCACCTTCACAGACCACGATGTAGGGACTACTCACTGTCACATCAACAGCGTTGTATAGATGGGCCTTCTGCCCAGTAGGACTGCCATACTTAGGCTTGCCATCATCTAACCTACGAAACTTAAAGCCTACACACCCACCAAGGGCCGTGATGTAGGGGATGGATAGCCAACCAGCGTGCATTTCGTGACCGTTAATAGGATCAACGACTGTGCCTAGTTGGAACTTAGCTGCTGCAAGTTCAGATATCCCACGTTCTTCTAGCGCGACGAGAGTTTCTGGAGTTATTTCCTGTGCGTATTTCTGCGCCGCTTCTAGTTGCAATTTCGACTGCACGTTTGAGGCCATCGTTAAACTCCAGATTCTCTATGAGGCAAACTATATTTGCGGCGTTGCCTCCCTTGCCACAGGTAAAACAGAAATACAGATTGTCATAGGTGTTAATAGATGCAGACCTATGACTGTCATTGTGTAGTACACAACGCACCGATGCTCCATTACCTTCTCTTACTTCACCGCCATAGAAGGCAATGATGGGTGTTATGGGGATTGAGTTCGCATCAACGGAGCCTTTGAACCTTTTCTTAAAACCCAACCTGGACCAGTCTTGTGCTGGCATACGCACCCCTCGCATTGTTCGTGATGTGCTTTGCTAAGTTTAATCTGATCCAAGCGATTGTATTCGCCTGCATCCATACAAGGCTGGCAAATCATTTAGGTTGCATACCTTTAATAACTTCAACCTTCACTCCGTTAAAGAGCAACCCTGCGTGTGCAAGTCCCCAGTTGTAAGCGTTGTGTTCTAGGTTTGGATTTTCAGGATCTGGTGATTCAACCATAAGAGCTGCAACACCTTCTGCAAATTCTTGTTCAGTTAGTTTACTCTGAGTCATCTTCTGTCTCACTTCCACCTTCGACCACCTCTGACTCTGTGGCATTGGCTTCTTCACTGACGCTCTCTTGCGTCGCCTCTTCAACGGCCTGATTGTTGTTGCCATCTTCACTCCAAATCTGTGACGTTGTAATCATACCTTCTGGTACTGCCATTATTGTTTCTCCTTTAACCATTGCTGTAAGTCTTGGACCACCCAAGCCTTCTCTATGCCAGCGTTGCGACGCTTAACTACAACATAGTGCAGTGGCACTTCTCCGATACCACGAGCCTTAGCGTAGTTAAGCGCCTCAACTTCTGCTTCTCTCCAGAACTGAGGCAGGTCTAGTCTTGCCGTGTTCTTGAGTTCTAGTATGTATGTCTGTCCCGCAACCACGCATACTAAATCACCTTCGTCGTCCTTGCCTGCTAAGCGCAAGCGCTCAGCTAGTACACCCAGACTACGAAACCATTTCATTACATCTATTTCGAAGGCTGCACCCTTGGCCTTATTGTACTTCGGGTTGCTCATCTACAAGCACAACCTTATTAGTCTTGTAAACCATCTGACCTTCTTCGTCTTTAACTATCTCAACCACACCGGATTGAATTAAAGCATTGAAGAAGTTTGCCAAGTCCACTTTAAGAATAGCTACTTCTCTATCTAAATGACTCATTAGAACTCCTGTCCAAAATACCAAAAGCCAAGATCAATATTCCAATGATAATCAGATATATCAAAGCCAATACCAAACCCTCGCTTACGACCATACGCCCACCAAAATCCAGCAATTTTCTTCTCACTCATTGTTCTATCTCATTTCCATATTCATCTACGATGTAGTCCCCAGTATAACCTGCTCGTGCATCCCGCCCTAGCATTGCACCGAAGGCGTTTCTATCTGATATCTGACAAGCTCCGTAGTTAACCATTAGCGATGTAAAGTCAGAAGCATCAGCCGTGTGTGGCCCAAACCTATTCTTTACTGCTGCAATGTTTAACTCTGCGTTCAACGGATCATAACCCAGGGTTAGTATCAACGCTGGCAACTGGCTTACCTTGCCGTGAATAGCACGACGGGCAGGTGGCTTAGTTGGTGAGCCATACTCTGACTGCTCAGAGACGTGGTGCAGGACTAATACACAGGCTTCTGTCTTACGTGCCATATCGTGCAGCTCCATCATAATCGCACGTAAGCCTGCCCATTCATTATCAGTCTCTGCTGCCACGTTCATCAAGTTATCTATGATGATTAACTCTGGAGCAATTCCGTATAACTCCACGTACGCTCTGATCTCCAACTCGATATCATCGAGTGACGGACTGGAATCAAAGACCCATTTAATATGACCCAACTTACTAAGGTGGTGATTGTAGTAGTTGCTATCGTTAGATAAGTTCTGTTCAACGTTGACCTGATTATGACCTGATAAGTGTGCTGCACTTCGCATCATCACCGTAGTCGTATCAGTATCTGCTGAAAAGAATAGTGCTGGTACGCCTGCTTTAATTGCGTAGATAAGTGCGAACATAGACTTACCAGCGTTAGGGGCTGCAGCTACCATACAGACCTGTCCCCTACGGAACTTAATCTGCTTAGCTGCTAACCCACTCCATACATCAGGAAGTGGCGTTGCTTTAGTGAGCACAGTTCCCCAGGCTCTATCTAAGCTAAGCAACGTTTTCCCCCTTCAGTATTATATTTAATTGTTTCCGAATAGGTACACGATCTGCCTGTGTTAGACCACCCCAGATACCAAATTGTTCTTTATTTATTCCCCACTCTGCACACTCAGCTTTGTGTGGACAGGTATGGCAAATAGATTTTGCCATCACCATCTCTACAGTATTCATTGAACCATCGGTTCTTTCCGGAAACCAAAATTCACCTCCTACTTGAGCGCAGCTTGGGTTCTCATAGAACCTCGGCGAACGCATTCAGTCATCGAATCCAGATTGTGTCGCACTTCTCCGACTTCGGTAATTCCTTCGGTCCTGCACACATAAAGCCTTGCCAAGGACCCTTCTCTCCAACTCCTGAACGGTAGTTCATCTGTCCGTGACGGCACATCTTCACTGATGGGTCTGATGATGCTGCTACTGGTGTTGCAGCGAACTGTGCTTGGATGTTCTGTACTGCTGTTGCAGTTGCAGTTACTCCACCTGATAGTTCTACTGATGTTGACTTAATCATTGTTGCAACCATTGCAAGGTCTGTAAGACCTGTCTCAAGTTCCTTTACATCTGATGCGTAAAGATTGATAAGAGTTCCATCAGCTAACTTGTAGTTGATTTGGAACTTAGTGTTCTCGTTTGCAGCCATTTACTTTCCTCCACTGTGTTTGATATTTATTCTTACAGATTCATTGCCTACTAATTTAGGAACAAACCCCAGAAGTTTCTCAACCTCTTTTGCATTAACTGTCTCACGACCTTTAACTGTTGTCCAACTGATTTCAACACCACTCATAGTGATGCCTGTAGATCCTTCAAGGCTAGCCTTCAATGAATCTTTCTCTTTCTCCAGCTCTTTAATCTGTGTGTCTAACTGTAAGTAATGCAGTGCGTGCTTGTCAACTTCTTCGTCCTCAATCACTACTTCACTAAGGACGATACGTTCTTTTTTTAATCCAGTACAACCCATCTCACCGGATGCGTCATAGTACTGGCAGTAGTCCTTACAGAAGGACTCATCCTTCTCAGGCTCTGGCAGTGTCTCTGAAGCCCTTACAGATGCCAACCAAGCAAATGCCTCTAGTGCTATGGCCTCATCGTATGCCTCGCTATGTACCTTTACATCCTTCTCGTTACCATCACGTGCTATTGCTACAAGGTTAACTGTCTTGACCTCATAGCCATTCTTAGATAGCAAGTAACCATAGACCTGCACCTGCCAACGCTGTTGCTTTGATGGGAAGTAACTAAGGTTCTTAATCTTAGAAGTCTTCCAGTCAATGACTGCGCCAGTACTAGGTACAAATAAATCTACGTGTGCTTTCATATCACCGTAGGCAACTTCAGTTTCTACTAAGTATTCTTTACCTTCAGGATCAAGTGAACCTATAGCATCTTCGATAGCTGCGTGTATGGCAGTACCCATAATGGCAGCCAACTTAGATTGGTTGTCATTCGTATGAGGCTGTGCGTTCAGTCTGTACCAGACCTTACGACGACAGCCACCTATCTCTGATGGACCCACCTCTGTCTGCATACTGCGGTCACGAGAAGCATCCTTGGCGTGCAGTACGTGTAGCAGTAATTCCTTTGGATCTGCTATCGCCATTTGCGGTCATCTCTCCAGGTCAACCAAGTATCGAAGCCATATGCTGCAACGAAACCTAGTAGAAAGCTGGTTAAACAAAGTGCAATTATCTCTTTCATTTATACCCTCACTTGTCCGATTACTTGTATTGGTGGATGCGTATTGATATCTAGTAAGGATGCAATCCTGACCGACTCTTCTGCTACCACACTTGCCGTAATGAGTTTATTGTAATTCTTAAGTGGCAAGGAATACAAGTACCCAAGAGCATAATTTCCACCTGAGCCTGCCGAGAACAGCCCACGCTCAGATGTGTTAAACGATAGGTCGCCACCAATGGAGAACAGGTTAGCGTTGAATGAGATAAGGAACGAGAAGTTCATCTCCTTGTTATCAATCTCGTAGTTACCTTCTTTGAAAGCTGCTGAGATACTAGGAAGTATCTTGCTACCCATAAAACGAACGGGATCTTCACCACGATATAGCGGTGGCTTCCACGAGTAGGCAAGGATGTCACCTGGACGTGAGTCACCAGTAAGGCCCAGCAGGTACTTACCTACCGAGATTATCTTGGGCGTCTCGATAGAGATGATGCGTTGGTCGCCATCTGTTATCTGACTATCTGCTGCAAAAACTACAAAGTCTTTACCTTGAATACCTACTAAGGTTGTCATAGCCTTATCGTACCATTGCGTGTCGTAAGACACATTACTCAGATGGGTATGTGTATACTACGAGCCGTGAGGCGAGTTAAGCAGACAGGGCGCCCTTTAGGGGCGCAGCAGACGGACAGTACCGTACTGCTGGTCCGGCTCCGTCTACCAACCCTGCCAAGAATGAAGCACAGAAACCCACTACGTGGGCTACCACAGGTCACTGGTGCCGATCTGCGGGACTTAGGACCAGTCCACGTGTGCATATGTGGCTCCCAAGTATTCAACGTTGCAGCGTCCTTTGATGACTTCGAGCTATCTTGGTACTTCCTAGACGCTACCTGCTTTTCCTGCGGTGCTTTGGTACGAGTTCCTTGTGAACCTGACAGGTATGAAGCACAGACTTTCGGAGATTGATGAAGAGTCCAGGACTGGTATCTGCTCAGTCTGTGGGCCTACTAGAATCAAACTTAGGGACTCAAGGATGTCTACAGCTACCAGTAGATTCAGATGCTTTACGGTTTACAGACGCAACATCATTAAGAGTCAATATCCCTACGCAATCCATAAGAAAGATTACTGCCAGCGCTGTGACTTCAAGCCAGTCCACATCAGTCAGCTTGACGTGGACCACATTGACGGGGATAGATGGAACAACGACCCATCAAACTTACAGACGCTCTGTGCAAACTGCCACCGCCTGAAGACCTACTTGAGTGGGGACTCTAACTCAGGCATATTTTAGGCATAAAAAATAAGCCCCCACCCAGGATTTCTCCTGAGTGAGGGCTGTTGCCTCGCGCTTATGGGCTAATTACTTAGCACCACGACCAAACTCTTTTGCGTTTGGGTCAATCGCCTTAAGCAATGGACCTGCAATAGCAGCAATTCCTGCTGTTGCCAAAGCCTTTGGATCTGTAACTCCTGCAAGGTAAAGGGCAATTACTGCCGCAATACCAGCACGAAGATATGTTGCTGCGATAGCTTCTAATTTCTTCTTGTTCATTTGTTCTCCTTTTTCTTAGGTAAAGGCTTGGGTAGGTTAGCCTTTACTTTATTTACTACCTTGGGCTTGGGGAGCCAAGTAAACCAAGGCGATGTGTCATCCCCACAGTTCTCTTTTATGGAGATGTGAAGATGTTTGTGGTGCTTGTTGGGTCCGGTATAGACTTTGCTACCCTTCTCCTTTGACCAAATCCTGCCAGCGAATATTAAGTACTTAACGCGTGGGTCTTTCTGAAATTCTTGATAAGCAATAACGCAATCAACACCATTGACAGAATCGTGTGTTATGTCTACCGCGTACCCTGAGTTGTGGTCAGAGTTTGGGTTCTGATGTACGTGTGCTGCCGATGGCAGTAGGCCATCACTTGCCTTCTTGCGCTTAGGAAAGTGCGCTGTTGCTTGGCGCAGTACTGCAATAGCTGCAGGTGTTGCACGCTTTGCTAGTGGAATCATTACTTCTCCGCTACCAGTTTGTAAAGATCGTCAATGCGCTGTTCCATACGGTTCATAGAATCCTTGATTGAGCTGCCACCGTTCGGTTTAAGTTCGTTAAGGTAGTGCTTGACCATCCATTTGACGGCGCCAACGAAGCCACCAAAGATTGTCATTACTGCAACTGCTATTGTTGTATAGTCTTTCAGTTCCATTAGACCGTCCGAATCGTGACTAGAAGTGTGCCGCCAAAACCAGAGAACCTTTTATCCTCTGGTGTCTTATTCATAAAGTCCATCTCTTCGATGATACCAAGGTATGACTCACCGGTTCTCATATCCTGAACGCGGATAGTATCTCCAGCATTTTCAACGGATTCTAGTTGTGACATACGTTCGTATGCAGATCCTTCGTAGCCAATCTCATTACCAAACTTGTCGCTCTCGTGGTCATAGCAGAACACTGGGTACTGAATCAGGCGCTGGCGTGGTGTTGCAGGTAGGGAACGTATCTGATAACCAGTAAATAGTGGACCCTTGGTTACATCGGTACTAGAACGATTCAGTGTAAACTTAAATCCAAGATACTCTTGGGCAGCTTGTGGGTAGCTGATATTGATTTGAGGCACTGTAGCCCCTTGTGAGAATGTACCAATACGATACTCAGTATCTACCGAGTCAATAGAATCAATGTTAATTCCACCATTGGTTGTATCTACACGAGCTTGCATTAGTTTGTAAATCTTTGTCTCAAGTGTGTTATAGCGAATAAATCCGGTACGCAGGTAGCCACTTGCTACTAGGCTGGTAGTTGATTCAGCCCAAGTGTTATTGCCATTGGTAAAGGCTGCTCTGTCTGAGTTGCCAAAGAAGGCAACCTGAGATGCAGTGGTAGTAGTACCAGTTGCTATCAGATCCCAAGCCCAAGGAAATAACAGGCTGTTTGTTATGACAGTAGTAGATAAATCTACACGCACTAGCCCTGCTTCACCATCTACAAGGGTTGCAATGTAGGCATAACTATCCCTAAAAGCAATAGCGTTACAGGCTGCATCTCTAAACAGAAGTGGTCCGTACTGGATATCTCCGGTAGCATCAGAGACACCTACTCTAAAACCTAGACTGGTGGCAAGGATTGCATAAGCACCAAGGTATACATCAAAGTCATTGATGCGCTCACCTTGTGGCATATCAATAATAACAGTGGGTGTTTCTAGTGTAGGAAAACCTAAAGAGTTACTAATTGTAGGGTCTAAGGCAATCTTAAATACAGATGATGAAGTACCGTTGGGATCATAGCCAGAGATGTAGATAGCCTGTGGTCCTTCAGAGATGCTAGACCATACCCAAGAAGTATTAGGATGTGTATATAAAGCAGCAGGTAGCGCACCAGATGCGTTATTGGCATCTAGTTCATAGATTTTGTTATTGATAGCAGCAATAAGGCGTTGCTTTACATAACGAATAGTTCCACGAGTAGTGCTAGAAGCGTTATAGATTTCAGTATCGCTAGTAGTACCAGCAAGGTTACCTCGGTGTACGTGGCTGCCATTGATAAAGAAGTACTGCTTACCATTAGTAGTAAGGCTAAAGATAGTAGCTGGTGTGCCAGCCTGTGTGTAAGTACTTGATACTCCAGCGCTAGTAATCTTCTTGAGCGCTGTGCCATCTGTTACCAAAATGCAGTCACTGGTGCCATCATTGACACCGATAAGTTGTGCAGCAGCAGCACCAGCATAGAAGCTGGCTGTGTCATTGAGCAGGGTTGCCTGTCCTCTAGTCCAGATATCTAAACCTTTAGACTCTGTGTACTGGAAGCGTAGCGACTCTTCTTGCTGTGGTTCAAAGAACTTAATGCCAGCACCAAGGTGAAAGGATGATTGGCTGCGTAGCCACCAACCAGTCAGAGTCTGTTCTCCAGCCTCACGTGTCTGGTCAATCTGTTGCTTACGATACTGAGCAGTTACACGGCGATACGGTTGCTCGTCAGAGTTAGCAAGGAAAAATGGCAACGCAGCAAAGGCTACTTCGTATGCTGGTCCGGTTGGAGTGTAGGTAGTAGATCCCGCAGGGTTGGAGAGGGTATACGGGATACCTTCGGTTATGTCATCGCCGTATGGCATTACTTCTCCTTAAATAGAAAGATTAAACTAGAGAACGAGCGTGTTTGCTTCTGCTTCGGTAAGCGGTGTACCTGCAACAAGCTTTGCCTTTGCTGATGCCTTAAGTGCAGCAAGTGCTTCTGCTGCTGCATCTTCTTCAGCCTTCTTCTCAGCTGCTAGTTCTGCTGCGTAGGTCATCTCTGCTACTTCAGCATCGGTCAATTCGATGATTGACTCCACGCCTGTCTCGCAGTTGATTTCGATTCGTGTTGGGTTACTCATTCTGTCTCCTTTAATAGATGTGGTGCGTACAGGATAATCATTTCCAACGCCCATTTAACTTTGTCTTCTTGTCTTTGTCCTGCCGGTTGTGCGCTAGACCAAAGTTCAAGATTTTCTAATTGGTTATCTGTTCTATCACCGTTAACGTGATGAACACTTTCACTTTGAAGTAAAGCCCTACCAAGATGGTCAGACATTACTTTTCTGTGTTCTAGTACATATCCATTACCTGCTGCGTTAGGATGTTCTGGCTCATAAATACTGATGTAACCAGTATTAGTTACCATAACTTTGTTACCTCTAGGATTACCTTTAGTAACTAATGGATCACCGTATAGAGCCTTGCGCCTATAGTGCATTTGGCATAGACCTTTAGCTGCGTGCTTTTTATCGCATCCATCTATTGTGCAACTATGATGTTCAAAGCGATAGTCCCACCTGGCTTTACCAAGCGGATCCCCGTACTTCTTGAACCTAGCATTATGTGTTGGACAGTGCAGTTTGGTTCTTCGCTTGCGTTCGCAACCATCTACGGTGCAAGCGTAATCGTTTGTATATGGCATAGGTTAAGTATAGCCGTTAACTTGACTTTACTCCATATAGGTAGGCGGTTGAGTAGGTTGCAAAATTAGAACTTCCATTAGGTTCGTTCAAAGATATAGTGGAAATTGCTGCACTGTCAGCCCAAAGTCCAGCAACTAGATTTGCATATGCGGTTGTTCCGTTTTGCTCTGACACTGAATCAGCCGAGATAGATTTATTATTACTGCTTGCGTAATTTGTAAAATAAATCATTTGATTGCCAAAAGTGCTTGCTGTTGCAGTATTAGCAGGAACAGTCAAATCGGCAATTCTCACTAATGATGTACCGCCGCTAGATGAAGCGGCACTCCCATCACCGCTTAATGTTTTTTGTGAATATCCAGTAGCAGAACTATTCACTGTTAAACCAATCGTGGAAGCAGCATAGGCTCTAGTGACTCTTAATGACAAGACTAAACACAAATCTGTAAAAGTTGCTGGAATAGAAGTGAAACTAATCGTGGCGGCTGGGCTTGCTAAAGTACTAGATGCAATAAGTTCGAAGGTATTTGCCATAGTTGCTCCTTAAGCCGCCGCGATTCCGTATAGGGTAAAGGTAGAGCCGACTGAAAATGTGGTTGCACTTAATGTAAGAATATCTATTTGAGTAATGGCAGAAGTAGAGCGCCATAAACCTACAAGCGCATCAGTACCAACTGCCGAGTTATTAGCACGGCCTAGTACGGTTTTGTATGTAGTCGCATTGGAATAGTTTTGAATACTCATAACTTTGTTTGTAATGTTTGATGGATTGGCATAACCATACACGTCAATAAGAAGGCGTGTTTTTGTGGTTTCACGACCCGAAAGAGCAGAGGTTCCATCACCTGCCATCCACGTCATAGAGTAATTAGTTCCACTATCAGAGTTGAAACGCATAAATGAGTTAGCGATTGCGCTTGTGTTGCCCGAAAAGATAAAGACTAAATCTGTGTAACTTCCTGAAATACTTGAAAAGGTTACTGTTGAGGTTGCGCTTGCCAGCGTAGTAGTCGCTATTGGGGTATATGTACTAGAAGCAGCCACTAGATTCCCACCTTTGCATTGATCTTAGCGTTGTGTACTTTGCGACAAGTTGCGCAATCAACACGCCCTGATTTTCTAATGACCATATTCTCCTCAATCCAAGGATGACCCTTACGACAAGTGCCGCGCTTCTCACGGCGATTCTTTCTACTGCTTGATGGGAACTGCCCACCACGCCACTTCTTTGCTAGCTGTAAATTCATCTTAAATGTAATTGCCTGTAGGTGTGCTGGGTTAATACAAGCACGATGGATACAAGCGCCACCTTCGCAGGCTTCTGTATCTTCACTGTGACACATATGGTCAACAACATATCCTTCAGGGATTGCTCCGTTATGAATTGTGTACATCAAGCGGTGTGCAAACATAGTTACAGACTTGCCGTTCTTCTTGCGCTTGATAAATCCATAACCTTCTGAGACTTTTGCGCCTTCCCAAATCCAGCATTCTTCGTGCATCTTTGGAGTAACGCGGTCAAGGAACTCTGCAACATCCCAGTCGTTAGCGAGTAACTCGTGGCGCATAATGTTTGATCCTGCTGCCATTCTCCGTTACCCCTTAATCCCGTAAAGCGCAAATGATGAGTTAGCGGTAAAAGAACCTGTCGATGCAGTTAAAGTGACGGTTGATATAGCTGAAGTAGAACGCCAGTTTCCACTATAAAAGAAAACCACACCAGTTCCATTTCCGTCCCACGATGTAATTGAACGGCTAGTTTTATATTTATTTGTATCTGCATAATCTAAAATATCTATAACTCCACCCGAAAATACTGATGCTCCTGCTGTTGTTCCTGTTGTGGCAAGTTCGGCATAAGTTGCAGAAATACTGGCAGTAGCTAATGCTGATGTACCGTTACCATATAAAACGTGCATTGAATAGTTCGCGCCAGTATCAGAGTTAAATCTCATATAAACGTCTTTGCTTGCGCCAGCCACGTTTATCTGTGAAATCTCTCGAATCTGTAAATGCTTGTAAGTTGCTGGAATTGAAGAAAAGGTAATGACTGACGCAGCAGCACTAAGAGTCGTTGTCGCAATAGACTCGTAAGAGTTAGTTACTGCCTTACTGCCGCTTATTGAACTAGCCATAATGCCTAGCATTGGAGTCATTAGCTCAAGTCCCCAATCACCGTAAATGTATTAGCAGCAGTGCAGACAACTGTAGCTGCAGAGAACTGCGCCCGTAGTTTAGGAGCTGCAGATGTTGCTCCGGTTGAGGTGATGGTAACGCCAACACCTGCTGCCAAGGTTACTTGCCCTGCGCCAATCTGTTGAATGTTTACCAACTGTCCAGCGCTAAATACTGATGGTGGTACAGTGAGTGTAATAGCAGCAGCGTTGCTGAGTGTTACTAGCTTGTCTTGATCTGAGGCAACCAAAGAATAAGATGTGCCAGTCTGAGCATTAAAATCTATTGTTATCTTAGGTGTGGTAATTGTCGGGCTAGTTAAAGTCTTGTTAGTCAGCGTATCTGTAGTTGCCTTACCTACCAAGGTATCATTGCTTGTAGCAGGCAGGGTTAGTGTGTTAGTACCAGCTACTGCAGTTGCCTGCAGCGTGGTAGTTCCAGAAGTGGATCCGCTAAATCCAAAGGATGCTACCGGTGAGGCATTATTACGGAAGAAGATTAAGTCAGATGAGGTAAGTACGTGCTTAACAGTTGCACCGGCAGTATGTGATACACCAGATACTCCAGCAGTTCCTGTGCCAGCCTGACCTCGACTAATCGTTAGTGTGTCACCAGATACCTGCGTGACATATACAATTTCTTCGTTAACCGTATCGGCATCAAGGGCTACGGTAAAGATGTCTACGTTACCGCTAGCTAAGGTAATGCCACCCATTAGGGCAGTAGCAGTACCAGTTGCCACTGTGATAGTAGTAGCAGTTGTATTGATGCTACTAGCCAGCGTTGTCTCAACGCTGATAGAGGAATACTGTCTAGTCACGAAGCCACCTCGTTTGTCTTATATTGGTTTAGATACATAATTGCTTTCTCCATAAACTCAGCATTATCGTTAAAGTGTCCTAGTCCTGCATTGCACTTGCGACACAGGACTCCCCGTTTTGTTCCGTTTGCGTGGTCGTGATCTGCACAAAAATCTAATTTACCTGGGTTGTCTGTGCCACAAATTGCACACACCCCACCCTGTTCTTTTAACTTTAAGTCAAAATCTTCTTGGGTAAACCCAGTAGCCTTAAATCTATTCCAAACCCTGAGTCTTTCAGTGTTCTTTATTCTTGATTCTTCTGATGGTTTGAATTTGCTTCTGCACAACTTGCATTGTGTGTGATGTCCGTCAATGCGATTTCTGCTTTTGCTAAAATCTTTAAGATACTTTGCTTCCTTGCAGGAAGAGCAAACTTTGCTAGGCGGTCTTTTGTTCATTTTAGGTAGTGTATCCTAATTGGATATAGATCTTGCAGTTTGAGCGCTTCGTCAGTGAGTCTTTGTTGGTATAGAGCGTAGATATAACGTGATGAAGCAACACCTGCTGTGCTTGGAATCTTGGTATCGTTTAAGTCAGCTTCTGCTGAACTTAGGTTGATACGACCAGCATCTACATAAGATAGTAATTTGTAGCAGGCACCAAGTGTTATGACCTCAACTGAAGAAGCAGGTAATCCTGTTACATCTGCAAAGTCATCTGTTGGGTTATCTAAAGTATTAGGAGTAGTTGTGTACCACACCTGTACTGTTCGTCCTGGCTGGATATTCTCGTATAGGTTTATAGTCTTTTGTGTATTAAAAGTTGCTACATTTGCCATTAGATCAACGCGCCAGCGGTTGATAGGTAGCCATTCAAGGCTTGAACCTGTTGTTTGCCAAGACATATAAAGAACTGACTGCACATCATCAGGTAACGCATAGGTAGTCTGGCTTGCATTAAAAGTAAAAGTATATGAGGCAACAGACCAAAGTTTAGGATAAACGCTGTTAATGACATCGTTGATAGCCTTCTTAATCATTACCTTTGGAAAAGTTGGAGTAAGAGTTACTTGGGCATACTGTGCGTGTGGTGAAGCGTTAGTGTTCTGATAGCCTCGACCAAAGCCTGGAGCTGCATTAAGCGTGTTGCTTGCTTGGCTAAAGTTATCAATCCAAATAAGTTCATCATCAATTTCAATGATACCTTTTGCTAGGTTGGCACTTGAGCCAATAGTCATAGCGGTAGCAGTAGATGTTATAGCACTATTTAAGTAGGTTATTCTATCTTGACGCAGGGTATAACCTGCTAGAGATGAGCGAACCTCATCTATCATATCGCTAAGTGTTGGCATTATTTCCTTTCATACCAGCCATCTCCCCATAGAGTCAGCAGTCTTGCAAAGTATTGTTCGTATTGTGGTGCAATAGCATCTAATGAATACAACGCTACAGCTCTCTTATGTATTGCAACTGGATCTAACTTCTTAACCCATTCTGTTGCTACTGCAAATTCCATTGCATTTCTGCAACGGTATCCAGTAACACCTTGTGGGTTGGTTTCTGTGAAAGCTCCCCAGTCTGTAGTAATCGTTGGAGTACCACAGGCTTGTGCTTCGATAACTACATTGCCAAAAGGTTCTATGTATAGCGTTGGTGCAAATAGGGCAATAGCACCACCCATTAACTTTGCTCGTTCTTCTGGCCCTACTGGTCCTACCCATTCACCATATTCAAGTTTGGGTTTACCAGGACCTGCCAAGATAAGTTTTAAGCCTAGTTCTTTGCAGACGTGTTGAGCAATGATGATGCCCTTGCGGTCTACCATACGACCTACATACAGGTAGTAATCTTCTTTCTTCTCCTGCAATGGGAACATCTCTGGTTCTAAGTAACCAGGGATTACCGCATCGTAGAAGTTGCCATCTACTAGAGTCGGATCCTTATACATTGCATAGATGCTATGCATCCAAGCGTAGGACTCAAAGACTCTGTACTTGCTAAATACTCCGCCGTAGCCAACACCAAACTCTACGCTCATATACTCTGGGTAAGAATCTGCGATAGGCTTCTGTGAAGCACCACCAATAAGACAGATAAAGTCTTTATGCTGTAGTCGCTTACCTAGTTCGTGAATTGCGTTCTGATTAAATATCTGCCAGTGCGGTAAAGTATTATCAAATGCAGCTTCGGTATAATGCTTATCACCAAGTGCTTCATCTTGCTGTTCTTTAGTGATGCAGGTGATTAACTCATCAACTGGTGCTTCGTTCTGATCACCAGCATAGAGATAGACCGTATGGCCTAAACTCTTCATCATTATGCAAAAGCGCCTTACCTTTTCAGTATAGGCACAGTTGACATAATCTTTAGTTGTCTGCGTGTGAGGCAGGCTTATTACGTGGAATCTCATACCACAAGTCTACGCTAAATCTCCAAAAACAATCCAAGAGTTGGCGGCGATTTTCTTACAAGTTGCGCCAGAGTTTACCACTCGGAGCTTCGGTGTTGCGCTGGTGGCACCTGTTGAAATGACCGTAGTGGTTGCAGGGGTTACCGCACCGATGGTTGGCTGGCCTGCACCAGTTATCCAAAAGACGTTAATCTCTGTACCTACGGCAAAGTTGAAGGTGGCATCTGTTGGGATGTTGAACTGTACAGATGCAGCGTTGTTCATTGAGAACAACTGACCTTCATCACCGGATGCAAAGGTATATGCAGCAGTCTTGGCTGTATAAGTTGATGAAATCTTAGGGCTAGATATTACTGGTGTTGCGATAGTTGGGCTAGTTCCGAATACTAATGATCCAGTACCTGTCTCATCTGTTAGAGCTGAGGCTAGGTTTGCACTAGATGGTGTAGCCAAGAAGGTAGCAACGCCAGTACCTAGACCAGATACACCGGTTGAGATAGGTAATCCAGTAGCATTTGTAAGAGTTCCAGATGCTGGAGTTCCTAAAGCGGGTGTTACTAAAGTAGGGCTAGTTGCAAAGACTAAAGCACCAGTTCCAGTCTCATCTGATATAACTCCTGCTAGTTGAGCAGAAGTAGTAGCAGCAAATTGTGATAATGGACTAGCAGTTAGACCAACACCTGTAGTTGGGTGGACGTGATCATCCTTAGATGCTGTAGTTCCTACACCTGCTGCTGCTGTACCTAGCGCCTGTGGACTAGCTGCTGAAAGACTTGGTTGTGGTCCTGTTGCACCAGTAGGACCGGTAGCACCCGTAGCACCTGCTGGACCTGTGGCACCAGTTGGGCCAGCAACGGTACTTGCAGCACCAGTTGCACCTGTTGGTCCTGTAGGACCAGTCGCACCAGTTGGTCCAACTAGGTTGACACCAGTAGGCCATACACCTGCTGCCTTTGGTCCAAAAATTTTATTAGTTGCTGTGTTGATATAGAAATCGCCATTGACGCCTTGTGTTGTTGGGTCTACTGCACCATTAAGAACGGTATAGCCAGCAGTACCAGTAACACCGGTTGCGCCAGTGACTCCGGTAGCACCTGTAGGTCCTGTGGCCCCTGCAGGGCCTGTAGGACCCGTAGGACCAGCAACTGTGCTAGCAGTACCAGTTGCACCAGTAGGTCCTGTTGGGCCTGTAGCGCCTGTTACACCCGTTGGACCGGTTGCACCGGTAGCACCTACGCCTGTAGGTCCGGTGTTTCCAGTGGCTCCTGTAGGGCCAGTAGGCCCTGTAGCGCCAGTGACACCTGTAGGTCCTGTTGCACCTGTAGCGCCAGTAGTACCATTGGGACCAGTTGGGCCTGTAGCACCGATAGCACCTTGTGGGCCTTGCTGTGCTGAGAATACTAAGGATTGGTTGGGAGTAATGGATTCAATAACTACATAAGTTGTCATAGCGTTACAGCCCCCGTTACGATAAATAAGCCTTCAAGGAATCTAGTAACAGTAGATCCGCTATCTAGTACTAAGTCATATGAATAACGACCTGCTGTAATCTCTTCCGTAAGAGCTGCAGAAATGGTTACGGTTACTGTGCCAGTAGCACCAGTAATTACCATACGACCATTGGTAGTAGTGGCAGTTATGGTGGTAGTGCTAGAGCCAACGAATGGGCGCACTGTCATAGTTCCGGTGTAACCAGTAAGGTTGATTGGAACAGCGTCGTTGTTGATAGAAAATTGAAAATTAAATGTGGTTGCTTGCTCGCAGATTAAATTGAATTTAGCGCTCAAGATGAGATTCCTCTGAGAGCCTGCGCTGCAGGTAGTTGAGAAGTACCAGCGAGAGCGTTGCATACGCCATTAAAGTCAAGACGATTGGTGCTAGTCGTGCCTTGAATTGCATTTAATACTCCCACTGTATCTGTTAAATTTGTTGTTACTGACTTTAGAACTGCCCATTGGCGAGCAGCCAAGGCTTGTCCTACCATCGCCCCTGGTGCTCGATAGGTGCCACCATTAGCCAGACGATTTAGTTCATCTCTTAGCGTTGTTCCTGCTACTCCTAGTGCCACCTATGTCTCCTTACTTCTTTTTGCGAGAAGCTGCTGCGTTATCTATTAAGTTTGGATAAGGTCGTCCTGCGGCCTTAGCCTTTGCTTTTGCTGACGCCTTTTGTGCAGGCGTTAATGTCTTTGACTTTGCTTTAGGATTCTTTGTATCCCAAAATGCTACTTTCTTTTTCATTTTTTTCTTCTTGCGTTCTTGCAAGTAGCACAGGTGCATTTACAACCCTTTTGAGGATTGCCTGCTTTGCATTTACAACCACATTTAGCGCACATTATTTTTTACCTTTATTTCTTTTAGATATGGCTGCTGCTTTAGATCTTGCATCTGCTTTACTAGATGCACCCCACGCTTGCAGGGATAAAAGTAATCTGGTTGGTTCTCCATTGGGCTTGCGTTCAGGTCCTGGATTACCAGCAGCGCGAGCAAGGTAACTTGCCCTACGTGGATTATCTCCAGACTTAACAGGTGCTTTAATATTTTGACCTAAAGCCTTTAATGAGGCACGGCCTTTTGCATTAAGTCCACCTTTAGGATTTTGTCCTTCTTTGCGTTGCCACGCTGGAGTCTTTGCCATTTACTTCTTCTTACCCATTTTCTTGTTAGACATCTTTGCCGAAGATAGTGCAATAGCAATCGCTTGCTTCTTGCCCTTAACTATTGGCCCTTTGCTAGAACCAGAATTCAGCGTTCCCGCCTTAAACTCTTTCATTATTTTAGAGATCTTGGCTTTCTTGGCTGCATTGTTCATTACTTAGCAGCCTTGCCCATTGCACCTGTCTGTAGTTCTTCATAAGTTTCGTACTTAAGGTTGCTTGGATATTGCTTATCTGCTGGTGGGTAAACAAGATTATTTATGTCTGTTGTTAATTCTGTGTTGTTATTCATTGTTACTTACCTTTCTTCATAGAGGAGTTCTTCATCATTTTTCCATTAGGCATTTTGTGCATACCTTGTTTTACTTCTTTGGCTTTTTGTGCCTTAGTTTCGCCTTTTTTAGATTCTTTCTTTTTCATTGCTTTTGGTTCTGTTTTTTCGTAGGCTGAATAAGCCTTCATCATCTTAGGTGACATCTTTGCCATTATTACTCCTTAAAGGTCATTTGAATTCCATCAAAAGCCTTGCCAGCTTCGTTGGAAAGTTTAACTGCTGCATCTATATCTTTACTCTTTGTTGAACGCGGTTCTATGCCCTGTCTTGTTGCATCATAATAAGACTGTAGTTCCTTATCGTGCTGCTTAGCAGTAGGCAATCCTCTATGGTTTGCCACTCCTACGCTCAACTCTAACTCGCCTATCTTGCAGCCAAAGCATCCTTCTACATATTCAGGATGTTTTTGTATTCTGTGTAAACTCATACTATGGGTGTCACATAATCGCCATAGCCAGCGTTAATAAGAACTGTTGCCTGTGCATCACTAATCTCATACTCGTGTCCACCAAGGAAGTAGTAACTAGCTGCAGCCAGATCATCTTGGCTAGGAGTTAATGTCAGAGTTACTGTGGTGCCATTGACGATCATTGTCTGACCACGTGCTACATCTGTAAGGCTAATTGGAATAGCACCGTCAATAGTTCCACCGTTGAACCGGCGACCAGCAAGGCGTGAGTACTCACTGTATACACCAGTGCCTGCGCCCCAAGTCTGCCATTGGTAGGGTGTTACTAATGTGTATGCCATATCAAACCTTTCCTAAGTGACAGAGGTGGGCTTGACCCCACCCCTGCCGTTGCACTAGCGGAATTATCCGTTTGTTGCTGCAGACTCAATGCGATAGAGCGCTGCTTCACGAAGGCGTGCAAAGCCTCCGAAGTAGTACCAACCGATTGTGCGGAAACGACGGAGTGCATCAATCTCTGGACCGATAACGGTTGAGATGTCTGCAGCCTGTGCTTCAGCCAATGCTTCACGACCAGCGACGATTGCGCGGTAGTTGTTGGTAAATGTTACAGTACCTGTATCAGCAACAGAAGTAATATTACTTGATGTTAGTGAATAGGTAAATGTTGTTGTTGTAGGAACAGATGCAATGGTGTATGTACCATTGATAGCTGTGTTAGTTGTAGCAGCAACTGTTACAATCTGGTTTACACCAAGACCGTGAGCAACTGCTGTTGTAACTGTTACAACGTTTGATGTCAATGCAACGTTGGTGATAGTTGTTGTAGGTGAGATACCAGCAGCGAGCTTTAGACCATTGAGGACACGTGGTGTCTCAACGATGAAAGCGCCTTCGATAACTCCTACTGCGCCAGCAACGAACGGTGTACGTTCTACGTACTTTGTTAGTTCCTGGAATCCACCGGTGCCTGTTTCAGCGCGAAGATCGGCTGACTGACGTGGGTGTAGGTATGCTGCATAGAGTTCACCCATACGAGGCAATGCCTTGTTTGTGCGTAGAGATACAACAGCGTTGCGGATATCTGCAACTGTCATTGTGTCTGCTGCTAGAACTGTTGCAGATGTTGTTGGAGCAGTTCCTGATGGACCATTTGAGTAGATTACGTTAGTTCCTGCTGAGAGGACCTGACCTACTACGTTGTCAATCGAGTCTGCTGCGTTGTACGCGATGATGTCAGCAAGAGCTGAATCAACGTCGTTGAAAGAAGTTAGGTTTAGCTTCTTTGTTGTTGTAACTGCTGAACCGTATTCGTTCAGAGTTACTGTAACCTGTGATGGGTTACCGAGAGCAATGGAAGATACATCTGATGTTTCTGTCAATGTAGAAGTAGCTTGTGCTAAGTCTGAATAGATTGAGAATACAACTGATGATCCTGGCATTGCCTGTTGCACTGGCTTGACGTCAGCGAGAGAACGCATAACCGGAATGGAGCGAAGCGCCATTCTTACATATTGGTCGTATGCGGC